AAAAATGTAAATATTCCGGTAAATAAATTAACTTTTAAATTAAAAGAAGTTTTAAGTGCAAGAAAAGTAAACGGCACAGTTTACGACGAAGTATTAAAAAAAGATAAATCATGTCCGACATGGAGATTTGAAGCGGACACAAATGAGTACGTGGTGCAAATAACAGATTCAAAAAAGGACCAATTAGAATATGACCCAGAAAATTAGAATAGCAGGACCTCCAGGTACAGGTAAAACTACAAAACTAGTACAAATATACTATGATCATATAGTAGATAGTAAATACTCCCCTACTGATATAATAGTTATATCTCATACTAATACCGCTGCTGATCATATCAGAGATAAAATATATTCTGATGATAGCATACAAGAATATCAAGAAAGAACAGGGAAAGAAATTTTTAGATTAATAAAACAATCAAAAGAGACATTAAAAGAAAACGTAAGCACAATACATAAGTTCTGTAAAGATAGAGTTGTCGGACAATCTTTTTTAATAGAAGACTATGAAATATTAATAAACATACATGAACTTTTTAACAAACATACTTATGGTAAAAATTTTCAAAGTGTAGATCTATTATTTAAAAAACACCCTTTCTTTAAATTTATGAGCATGGCAAGAGACAACGGTAAAAGTTTTTTAGATTACTATAGAAGTCTAACATACAAAGAAAAAGAAGAATATAAATACGAACCTGAAGAACTTATCGAGTTAGAAAAGAAATACATAGCATTTAAAACTAATGAAAAAATAAATGACAGAGCAAGAATAATACTTGATTTTCAAGACATGGTGCAGAAATTTTCAGACAATGAAGAAACTTCAGAGGACGTCTGTAAAAACATAAAGATATTAATAGTTGATGAGGCACAAGACTCTAGTGTTATACAAAGAAAAGCAGAAGCAGTTATGTCGAAGAATGTAGATTACTTTTACAAAGCAGGAGACCCGGACCAATCTATATTTGAGTTTGCTGGTGCAGATCCAGATTCTTTTCACAAGGAGTTTGCAAAACCTGAAATCGAATTAGAGCAAGGTCATAGGTGTCCAAGAATAGTCAACGAGTATTGTAAAGAAATTATTAGACCCATTTGGAATCATTATGGTTATTCTAGAACCTGGAAACCAAGAGAAACAAAAGAGGGTCAGATTGTAGAAGGTGAAATATTTGAAATGTCTGATTTGAAGCAAGACCCTTTTGCGTTAGAATTAGAAAATAGAATATTAAATACGAAAGAAAATTTTATATTTACATACAGAGGCAATGAACCCTCTACTATGATATCTTATTTAAAAGAAATAGGTATGCCGATCAAGATACCAAAAAATGCAAAACTTAAATTTAAGTATCCGACGATTGAAATAAAAAATCAAAGATCATTTTTAGAATTGTCAAGAGGGGAGAATGTTTCTTTAGCAAAAGTAAAAACAATGTTGAAGAGTGTAAACCCGGAATATTTAGCATCAGATAAAAATATAGAGGATGTAGATAGAGGTAGTTATAATAAAAAATGGTTAGTAGAACAAAAATATTTAGTGCCGGGTGTTATGAACGTAAATGATTTTCAATTAATTAATAAAATTAATTCTGTAATAGAGTCAAACTACATACGAAAAATTGTTAACAATAACAGGGATTTAGAAGATAAAAGAATATTTTTAGAAAATATTCACACGATAAAAGGTAAAGAATTTGACAACGTTGTGCTAGACATGACGTTAACAAATGAAGAAGAGGACTTTGTAAAAAGACGTATGGCTTTTGTGGCGTGCTCTAGAGCAAAGAAAACTCTTTGGACAATAAAAAGTAGAACAAACATAACATTAAATAGGAGGGCATATGACGCATAAAGATATATTTAAAGAAGCATTTCCACAAGGTCGTCAGGTTGGTGGCAAACACTATAAAGACATGGTTATTCAGCCGTATGAATTTATATCAAAAAATGATCTTTCGTTTTTTCAAGGCAACGTGATAAAATACGTATGCAGGTACAAGTTGAAAAACGGTATACAAGACCTAGAAAAAATTATACACTATTGCGAGTTGGAAATTAAAAAACTAAAAGATAAAAAATGATAGCACCAGAGTTGTCAGAGGTGAAGATAGAAGATGGTGAGGTTGTTGCTGTTGACTTAGAGACGCACGATCCAGACCTCAAGACCCACGGATCAGGGGCCATAGTTGGTAAAGGTAAGGTATGTGGTATTGCTTTGGCCTATGGCGATGAAAGATTTTATTTTCCCATAGCACACAAAGGTTCTACATCCAATCTAGCTCCTAGTCTTGTTTGGAGAAGTTTAAATAGAAAGATTTTTCAAAACGAAAAAGTTACAAAAGTGTTTCACAATGCAATGTACGATGTATGCTGGATAAGAGCTGCAACAGGAATGATGTTAAAAGGTCCTGTATATGATACTATGATTGCAGCTTCTATCATAGATGAAAACAGATTACGTTATAGTTTAGATTCTCTTGCAAAAGATTATCTTGGTGAGTCTAAATACAAAGGAGACCTAAGTGATAGAGCATTAGAAGAGCACGGAGTATCTGATCCTATGTCTAACATGCATTTACTGCCGTATGATTTAGTTAGAGATTATGCAGAACAAGATGTAAATCTTACACTTCAGTTATGGAGAAAGTTTGAAAAAATAATTAAAACTCCGGTCGATACAAAATCAAAGAAAAAGAAAACTTTAGAAAACATTTTTGATTTAGAAACTAGATTATTTCCTTGTCTTGTTGAAATGAGATTTAAAGGTGTGAGAGTTGATGAAGAAAAAGCAAAATTACTTGGACAAGAATTAAAAGAAGAACAAGCAAAGATAGTAGAAGTTATAAAAAAAGAAACAAAAGTAAGTGTAGATATCTGGGCTGCAGATTCAATACAGCCATTGCTAGAACAACAAAAGATAACAGATTATAAAACAACACCGAAAACAGGGCGACCTAGTATAACAAAGTCGTACTTAGAATCACACCCCAATAAATATTTAAAAATGATTGCAAAAGCCAGACAACTTGATAAATTATTCAACACTTTTGTACACGGTATTTTAAAATTTGTACACAAAGGTAGAATACACGCAGAAATAAATCAAATTAGATCTGAAAAAGGTGGAACGGTAACCGGAAGGTTTTCTATGTCCAACCCTAATTTACAACAAATCCCATCTAGAAGTGACCAAGGTAATAAAATTAGAAGTTTGTTTTTACCTGAAGAAGATCACAAGTGGGCATCGTTTGATTACTCACAACAAGAACCAAGACTAGTTGTACACTATGCTTTGAAAAATGGATTACACGGTGCCGAAGATATGGCAGATGAATATAATGAAAATGTAGATACAGACTTTCATGAGATTGTTGCAAGGATGGCAAAGATAACAAGAAAACAAGCTAAAACCATTAATTTAGGCCTATTTTATGGTATGGGAAAAAATAAATTAGCCAGATCTTTAGAGCTGGAGGACGATGAAGCAAAAGAATTATTTAATCAATATCACACAAAGGTGCCTTTTGTTAAAAAATTATCAAGTGGACTACAAGAGTTTGCAGAAAAAAATAAAAATATTTTTACATTAGAAGATCGATTTTGTAGATTTGATAGATGGGAACCAGTAAATAAAGAATGGAACGGAGAAAAAGGTGTCTTTGAAATTAGTGAGTACAAAGAAGTTGAGGGTAAAAAACAAATAGTAAAAGTTCCGGTGCCTATTTTAAAAAGACATGAAGCAGAAAATAGGTATTTAGCAAACAAAGTAAAGAACCAGGAAGCAAATGATCCTCACTGTAAAAACTTTGAAGACTATTACAGGCCTGCTTTTACTTACAAAGCTTTAAATAGGTTAATACAAGGGTCCGCAGCAGATATGACAAAGAAGGCAATGGTATTGCTTTTTGAACAAGGTATTATACCTCACATACAAATTCATGATGAATTATGTTTTTCTATAAAGACTGAAAAACAAGCTGACAAAATAAAAAACATTATGGAGAGTGCTATAAAACTAAGAGTGCCTAACAAAGTGGACTATGAATCTGGACCAAATTGGGGTACAATTAAATGAGGATAAACTATGGCTTATTTAAATGCGAATATACCTGTAGAGTATGCACAGATCAGGAGAGAGTATCTCTATGACCTTAAAAAACATCACGGAGAAGTCGAAGACTGTATTATCTTTGGCGTTACATGTATCACTGGGCGTGCTTTACTATTTCATGCAATCATGGAGAACGGCGCAATCTTTTATCGCCTCCCAATTACGGCGTTTATTCAACGTGGATTTAAGGTCACTGACGTCCCAAGGAGAAGACTTGATGAACTTCAGTTGTGGAATGCTTTTAGTTATTATCCTGCTATTACTAGTTGGGATATCTTAGAAGCACAATCAGGTAAATATATTGGTAAAGATAAAAAATGGCATTGGGGTAGATATTTATTTACTGTTGACTTTGCACATCCAGAGCCTAATATACTAGACACTGATCATTCTGAGATCCCGCACGAGCATAAGTGCGCTCACATACTTGCCTTAAACGATGGCAACTATGCAGCACAACCTAACAACAGATTAATTTGGGATATACCGTCGTTTACGGTTAAAGACCAGATTCCGGATTGGAAGGTTCAAACTAACTATTGGAACGTAGAAGACACACAAAGTTGGAAGACTGAAGACACTGATAATTTCTTTTACGAGATAGAGGAGAAAAAACATGATTAAAAAAATAAAAGATAAAGCTTTGCATTACTGGGCAAATCACAAGATTGAATCTCTTGTTTTTATAGTTTTAGTAGCAGCTTTAATTATTAAATAATGAATTTAGTAGATTTATTAAAAAAAAATATAGTAATGGTGCCTGTGGTGGCTTCACTTGTAGTGGGGACATTCACAGGTGTCAGATATGTAGTTAATCTTACAGATAGTATTAATTCATCAGAACAACAAATTATAAATCTTGAAAGAGATTTAAAAGTAGCTGAGAAAAAAATTACAGAGATTAATACAAGACTATCATCTGCTGAAGCAACATGGCAGATGGCAGAAAATTTATATAGACAATTAGCAGATCAAGTTAGAGAACACGATTACGATATTAAGGATCTAAGTAGGTAATGTATTATGGAGATAGCCAGGATGAACTATTACTTTACAGGAATTCTTATTTTAATGTTAACAGCTTTGGCGTTCTGCACTACTCCAGCATATCCTAGAAATGAGTATCTCAATGATGGTACTAATACTTGTAGTACTGGCTCTTTTGACATATCAGTCGAGCAAAGAGCATCAGAATACTACCACCGTCCTTATGATCCTGCTAACGCTTATAGCAATCCTAGTGATGATCAATCGATAAGACTTACCTGGAGAAAATATCTAGGTTCAGCATGTACGAAAGAATTTAGAGAAGTACAAACAGAAAATGCACAATTAAAACAACAATTAGAGTTGATGAAAATGTGTGGAAAAGTCAACAATAACCCCACTATTGCACGTAATCCTAACTTCGCATTGCTAGTACAAAAATGTTCTGGTATAATCATTCCTGAAAATAAGAAGCCTGAAGGCAGTCATTGGGACGATCTGAAAGATAATTATAAGAAAGAGAATCCTGAAATAAAACTAATGGGCGACAAG